GGTGAATGTGGTGTGGGAACTTCATTCTACCATACGAGTAAAATCACTATGGATTTTCTTTTCTCAAGTGTCCAACTTCATTATGCAATCAACCAACGAAAAAATGAGCATTGATTGTAGATATTTTACCAACGGAAAGAAAACCGCATACACTCTGAAACACACTGATACTGGAGTGGTTGAGGAATTTGCAAAGTTTGAGGATATTCCGGTAGAGGTGAGGCACTATTTTAAGCGCTTAACTGAGCCTAAATTCTGCGACCCTGACATTTCTCATATTCTTGGCCTAAACACTGTATTTTACCCTGATTGGCCGAAAGCCTGTGGACACCCTGATTATCAGGGGAAACGGTGTATAGCTGAATCCTGTAAGTATGCAGACGAAGCGGGAGGATGGGAGAAATGTCCGTATTTCGCAAAGTAGTGGACATGGTGATGGAGAGATTGGAGGCGTTGCATGAAAACATACATAACGGCTGAACAGGCTGTTTCGGTTTTGCCTGACGGAGATACCGTACATACTTTCTACAATCCCGGATTTGGCCTTGTGGGAGCAGATTGGAGCAAGGAGGACATAACGGACAAACTCCGCAGAAGTGACATTATAGAGCTGACAGGGCCGAGCGCGAGAGGAATGGGGCACGGTATATGTGCCTATAGCAAGGACGCAAAATATCATAGTGATATTCTGTTCATCGAAACAGACGAAGCGAGGGTGTCTGCATTGGAGCATGAATTGGAGGCGCTGAAAGATGGCAATGTGGGATAATTGCGCAATCTGCGGGCGGGCCATCCCGATTGGAGAACCGTGCTATGGGGTAAAAAATTGGCGCGGCGACCCAATCGGCGGCGATACAATATGCAGGGATTGTCTTGTCCTGGAAAACGTGCCCACCCTCACCCCGCCTGAAATAGTGTGTTGCCAGGACTGCGTGCACCATGAAGATGGATATGCACATTGGTGCAATAAGTGGGAGCACACATGCCCTGATGATTCGGAATTTTTCTGTAAATTCGGGAGGAAGAAAGATGGCAGTACGACCGATTGATGGAGCAGCCCTTCTGAAAGAGTTGACCTGCGATTTTACAGGAACCCCATTTCACGGAAATAAAAAGGTCACTATCGGAGAGGTTCGCAGAATAATTGAAAGTATGCCAACCATCACTTCTCCTACAGTCGGCAGATGCAAGGACTGCGAAAACTGGGATGAAGAACTTTCTTCCGGAAGAAAGAGCCTAAACAATTATGTTTGCACTTGCCATGAATGGTGCAATCCAGAAGTCGGATTCTACAGATCCACGTCGCCGAACGATTATTGCAGTTATTTCGAACCAAAGGAGGACATGGAAGATGGCAAGACCGATTGACGCATACCAGGCCATTGACATCATCGACGAATGGCTGGACAGTGTGGGAACGGTGATGGTCGGAAAGGGATTGTCCAGCTATGGAGAGCTGATCGGGTGCATCGAGGATGCTCCCACCCTCACCCAGCCGAACGAGTGGATATCGGTGGAGGAGAGGCTGCCAGAACCAGGCGACCTCATTGTGTATGCGGACAATACTGTGTGGGGTTACCAATATGGGATTTGCCGGGTCTGTGGCAAAGAAAAGGCGTTTGATTATTGGATACCCTTGCAAGATCCACCCAATAACCGCCCGCCGGAGGGAGAGGAGGACACATGAGCGCAGATTTTCCGTGTATCTATTTTGAACCGGACGGGAAGTGCCGGAAGTTTTCAAGCGATGTTGATTTTAGCTACTGCGTGCTTGGCCCGTGTCCAGAGCAAAAGCTATCCTTTGTCCCGTGTCTCTCCCGTCCCGGAGGATCTGCTGCAATGGCACAAAGATCCAGACGGAACAGAACACCTCACCCTAGGAGAAATCCGCGACCAGGTGAGCGGAGTTATCGGCTGGCCCATATTCGTTTGGATGGAGGGTCCAACCAGCGGGGAAATCTACTGCACCGGCAACGACACCAGTGAAACCTGCTGGCGGAGGCACGGGATTACTGGAGGGTACGCATGATTGATAATCGTGAGAGGGTCCGGCAATATAACGCTGAGACAAGGGCGTTTTGCCGGGAGCATGGAATCTGCCAGGTGTGCCGGAAGGAACCGGTCGAACCGGGCAAACACTCATGTTCCGCATGCCTGCAACGGAATCAAGAGTATAAGGCGGCGAAACTAGCCAAAGAGACCGCCGAGGAACGAGAAAAGCGGTTGCAATATATGCACAACTACCACCAGAATAGGTACTACCAGAGGAAATCACAAGGGATTTGCGTCCGATGCGGGAGACCTGTCCATGATGGGAAAACGACGTGCACCGAATGCCGCTTGATTGACCGTAGGCAGAAAGCCATCCGTCGTGGCAGCCGTATCACAGATTATGACGGCATGTGCAGTCGATGCCACAAAAAGCCTAGATTAGAAGGAAAGCGAGTGTGCGAAGACTGTTACCCTGTACTAGTCGATATCATACGAAAAAACCGGCAAGTAGGAATTGAAAGTGGGGCATATCGCAAACCAACGGACGATACCTGGAAAATCATTAGAGCGGAGAGACACCATGGATGAGCAATGGAGGAAGATCCAGGGATTTGGTGGGGTATATGAGATTTCAAACGAGGCTAGGATCCGCAGCTGGCAAAAGACCGGCACGATGAAATCCCCACCCCAAAATCCAAAGATATTAAAGCACAGGAGAAATACCAAGGGCGATTGTTTCGTTCGATTAGGATCAAAAGAAAATAGAAAGACGGTGCTAATCCGAAATCTAATGCGGGATACGTGGATGCAAGGGAAGATACCCGGTAAAATTGTCCATAACATAGACAATTATAAAGGCGATTGCTCATTAAAGAACTTGGAATACATAAGCAGGGAAAAGCTTACTGGCTCAGGGAGAGGCAATAGACGAGCTGTCGTAAAAGTAAAGGACGGGATTGCAACCGACATTTATAGTTCCGTCCGAGAGGCAGCAAAGAACGAATTTCTTTCTCCATCTGGGATAATCAAGAGAATCCTGCGAGGAACTGTTGTTGATGGAGTATCATTCCGATATGACAAATAGGAGGGATTAAATGCTGACAGAGAACCAAATCAGGATTGAGCATGCCAGTGGGGGGCTGTTTATCGAGGACTTTGATGAAAAACGGCTGAACCCGAACAGCTATAACCTGCGGCTGGCCCCAGAACTGCTTATTTATGACGATGTTGTCCTTGACCCAAGGAAGCCGAGCAAAAGTCGCAAACTGGAGATCCCTCCCGAGGGATTGATCTTGGAGCCGTTTCGGCTGTATTTGGGGCAAACGATGGAGTATACAGAGACACCCAACTTTATCCCCATGCTGGATGGTCGATCCTCTTTGGGCAGGTATGGGCTGGCGGTCCACGTTACAGCAGGTTTTGGCGATATAGGGTATAAGGGGACATGGACGCTCGAAATTTGGTGCATCCAGCCGTTTGTTCTGGTTCCTGGTATGGAGATTTGCCAAATCTCGTATCAAGAGCCATATGGTGAGATTACGAGGCGATACAACGGGAAATACCAGGGTGCTAGAGATGTCATTGCCTCTAGGCTGTATACAGAAATGGGAGGAGCAAACAAATGAAGAGAGACGAGATTCTGGAGGCGGCCAGAGGGTGTGTTTGCGGTGAGCGTGAGCAGGATTATGGATCACCAGAGGACAGTTTTGCACTTATTGCCAAACTATGGGAGGACTATCTGCAATCTCATTGTGTGTGGGATAATGGCTGCGTGGATATCAACTCCAAGGATGTTGCCGTTATGATGATCCTGCTTAAGGTGGCACGGGTTGCTGGGGGCTCTAAGAGCAACGACAACTGGATCGACATTGCCGGGTATGCGGCTTGTGGGGGAGAAATCAATGGCGAATAAGCTATCTGAGGGAAAGCCCATCAAGTGCCGGATATGCGGGAAAACATTCGTACCGAGGGGGAGCACTACCGTTACCTGCTCCGATGAGTGTAGGCAGGAAAATGCTCGCAGGCAAAGGGAAAAATGGAGGAAGAAGCACAGGGCCGTCGTAAAGGCGAACAGGATCAAGGGGCTATCCATTGGGGAGGTCTCAAAGATGGCCCGGGAGGCCGGCATGTCGTATGGTCAATACGTATCCGAGATAAACAAGGGGGTTATGAAATGAAAGCAACCGAGCTCGAAGTTACTCAGCAAGACCTGATCCGTTCCCTGGCAAAGAATGATCTCCACATCGGGAACACGGCAAAAGAAATGTTCATGCACCGAAACAGCGTGACCAACTACCGCTATAAAATCATCCGGGATACCGGATATGATCCTGCAACATTTTTCGGGTGTGCCGAGCTCATGAAGCAGCTCGGGGAAATCTGAGGATAACGAGGGAGGGCTATGCCAATGGAGCCGATAACCAAGGACAGGCTGAGGAACTACATATTTCTCCGCATGGAAGTCGAAAACCAGCTCGAGCGGCTGGCCCGAATGAAAAATGACGAATTGATTCCGGCTCAAACGGAGAGCGATGGATCAAAACACTCTGTAGGCGCATCCGACAGAATGGCGAATGCTGTAATACGGCGGTTGTCATTCCAGGATGCCATCCACGATGAAATGGAGAAAAAGCTCCAGGAAATGGAGTGCATACAGGACGCTATAAGCGCATTGGAGGACCCCCAGGAAAGGGAGGTCCTCCGCCTGCGTTATATTTATGGCGAGGGGTGCCGCTACATGCCATGGAGAGAAATTTCCATGAAATTATATGGCGACGCTGACGATAGGTCGCTTCATTCAACATTCAGAGTACATGGAAGGGCGTTGCAAGACATTTATGATATAACCTCCAGATAAAAGAGAGGGCCAGGTTATTACTCATTTTCCTGATTATGTAAGTTGGTATGCCTGAACTTTGGAGGGGGAACGTCCCCCTCCGCATTTTTTGTGCAAAAGTTTGGCAGTAAATGGCAGTAGATGGCAGTAAATGGCATTGATTGGCAGTAATTTTGTGTGCTATCATATGAGCATCAAGGATTGGCCGCAGGGATGTTCCTGAGCGGCCTTTTTTCATGCCCTGGAGGTGATTCCATGATTCGATGCTCTGTAGACACCACGGAGGTCTTAGCGTGGGCTAGGGCGCTTCAAGACAATGCAGAGCAAGCCATCAAAGCCACAATGAATGACATCCGAAAGAGAGGGCCGACATGGATAGCGAAGGGCGTTGCTGAGGACTATGGTATTTCAGCAAAAGAGGTAACAGGCGGCGGCGTTGTAAACCTAAGTGTACGGGGCTCTGGATTTAAAGACTTGACGCTACAATACACAGGACGGATGCTGACCCCTACGCATTTCCATATGACGCCCACTGCCCCTAAGCCAGGTCGTGGTGGTTACACAATCAAGGCCACTATCAAGAAGGGGAATCGCGCTACTATTGGCAAGGTAAAGAAGATATCAAAAAAGCAGTGGGCTAATATTGGGAGGAACTTTAGTAGACAAGGAACTAGGAATAGCCCAGAATCTCCACCTATGCTGAGTTATACAGGAAACAAGAAATTAGGTGGGACCAATTTCATTCCCTTTCAAAGAACCAAGCAGCCAGGTGTTATGGATAAGGTGATAAAGACAATCGCAGTCCCTCAGATGATTAAAGACGGAAAGGGAAACCTAAAGCCTGCTGTTGAGGAGCAACTCAATACCAATATTGAGAAGAGGTTCAACCACTATGTGGATAGGTATCTGGGGAGATAGATATAGCCAGGACCATACTGGGGCTACACACTACAGGCCTATACCATACTGGGCCCCGACTATATAAAGATTCTATATACTATATTATTTATATTATATATAATATATATAATAAAGATGTCTTATATATATAAGGGGAGACAGGGAAGTAAGATGAGCCTACCTTATTGATTGCAACTAGGCTATACACATATAGAGAAGATGGCAAGGCGTGGCCGATAAGTTGGGTCGATGCCTTGTCTTTTCTTATGGAAAGATACGAAAGAAAATAAAAAATATTTAAGTAATGATACCGCACGATGTTGATTTTGAAAGTCGATGGGTCCTTCTGGAGGGCTCGGGCCGTCTGTGGTGCTTGCGAGCCCCAAAACTTTCTAGTTTCGTATTTTTGAAAAGTCAACATTTCGTTGCATTTGCAACAAAAAAACAAGGAGGAAAAATCGTGAAAAAGGATGGTGGGAATTTCCCCGTTGGGAAGGTCGCTTCCGTGAAGCAGGAAAGACGGCGTATTGCCGAACTTCGTCCTGCTGAATACAATCCCCGGAAGCATTTGCAGCCTGGCGATGAGGATTACGAGCGTCTGAAACGCAGCATCCAGACGTTTGGCTATGTTGATCCTATCATTGTCAACCATGATGGCACTGTGATTGGAGGGCACCAACGCCTCGCTGTCCTGGAGGACCTGGGCTACACCGAGGCAGACGTTGCCGTTGTCAATCTGAGCAAGAGCGATGAGAAGGCCCTGAACGTAGCTCTCAATAAAATTTCTGGTGAGTGGGACCAGGAAAAGCTGGCGGAGATTTTCCTCGACCTGAAACTCGAGGACTATGATTCCACAGTTACCGGGTTCGAGAGAGATGAGATCGGGGACATCCTCTCTGGCATCGTGGACGAGGAAGCCGAGGAGGCTGAGAAATACACGTCCAAGATCGACACGCCCATCTATGAGATCACAGGAGAGACTCCCAAGGTGGACGAGCTGTTTGACAGAACCAAGACACGGTCCCTGCTGGCGGACATTGAGACTGACGAGAGCATCACCGAGGAGGAACGGGAGTTTCTTCGCTTTGCTGCTGAGAGGCACACGGTTTTCAACTACCGCAATATCGCTGAGTATTATGCTGCAGCGTCTCCGTCCATGCAGGGGCTCATGGAAGATTCTGGCCTTGTAATCATCGATGTAGATTCCGCCATTGCAAACGGGTTCGCAAACCTGTCAAAGGCCGTAGACGAGATCATGGAGGGGGCTGAACCCGATGAGGAATGATTTCGCCATCTTCATCCTGACTCATGGCCGGGCCGACCACGTTTTCACGATGGATACCCTGCGGAGGCAGGGATACACTGGGCGCCGGTATATGATCCTGGACGATGAGGATGACCAGGCCCCGGAGTACATTCAAAGGTTCGGCAGGGATCATGTCATCATATTCAAGAAGCGAGAGGTTTACGACCGCATTGATACCATGGATAATTTCCATGAGCATCGAGCTATCGTTTACGCTAGGAATGAGGCATACAGGATAGCGGCTGACCTGGGGTTGACGTATTTCCTTATGTTGGACGATGACTATACGATATTTCAATATCGCTACTTAGATGGCGATAAATTGCGAGGAGTGGCCCCAGGCGGAGAAGCGTTGGAACAAATTTTTGATGCTATGATTGACTTCCTTGAGGATACTGGAGCCAGCATAGTTGCGTTTGCCCAAGGTGGTGATATGCTGGGGGGGGTCCAAGTCTCCAAGGTATCATGCTACGTTTCTCCGAAAGTGCATGAATACCATGTTCTGCAAAACCGACCGTCCTGTTGAATTCTCTGGGACAATGAATGAGGATATTACCACCTATACGACCCTGGGGAGCCGTGGGGAGTTGTTTTTTACATTCACTCACTTCCAGATTGTGCAAAAAGAGACTCAGTCGCTCTCTGGTGGGATGACAGACGCATATAAAGAGAGTGGGACGTATGTCAAATCGTTTTATTCTGTGCTGTCTATGCCGTCTGCGGTCAAAATTTTTATGATGTACAGCAAATATAACCGAATCCATAGTAGGGTGGAATGGGATAAATGTGTCCCTAAAATCATTCACGAGAGATGGCGCAAGGAGGGATAACGATGGGGGCCACGATTTCTGGCGATAAAATGTTCAGCCATTTGGACCGAGTCATGGGGGACCATCGGCCCATTACTGCTGACATTTTCCTTACAAACTACTGCAACAATGCCTGTCCGTACTGTACATACCGCAGGTGGGACCTTGAGAAAGGCTCGCACTCCATGTCGTATGATGAGTTCGTCTCGTATGCTGAGCGGTTGCTGGAGCTGGGCGTCCTGGGGTTCATCCTCACCGGGGGTGGGGAGCCCACTGTCGCCCAGGACTTCAAGCGCATCTGCCAATGGATGGAAAACAAGGGCATCCATTATGGTATCAACACGAATTTCAATCGCCTGGAGTTTATTCGCCCTGATTATTTGAAGGTCAGTCTGGATGGATGGGACGAGGAAAGCTATCAGCGTCATCGTGGCGTTCGTCGATATGATCTAGTCAAGAAGAATGTCCAGGCGTATTCTGTGTGGAAGCGGGATCATAGCCCTGGGACGTCCCTGGGGATTCAATGCGTCGTGGAACATTCCACGGATATCCTGAAATTCTACGAGGCAAACTCTGGGCTGGATGTGGATTATATTGTTTTCCGTCCCCTGGAGAGTACCGGCGGGAGTGCATACAAGGATGCTCGTGCCCTGGATGATGCAGAAAAAACAATCCAGCTCGTGGGCGACCTGGCCCGGAGTGACCCTCGAGTCAACCTTAATTTCAAGTGGCATCTGTTGGGGGAGCACGAGGCAACTTGTGTCGCCTCATGGTCACAAATTGCGCTGGACGAGCGTGGAAATGTGATATTTTGTTGCCATAAACCGTATCAAAAGGTGGGCCACATCCTGGATGATGACATTCTGGAGAAGAAAGAGCGGGCCAAAACAGATATGGCAACCTGCGACATTCCGTGCAGACTGACAGCACCTAATTCGTTTGTGGCAAAGGCCCAGGCTGCTCGCAAGGGTGAGTACTTCATCTGATCTGGAGGTGATTCCATGGCCGAGGGCCAGAACTTACAGCCCACTAAGGTTATCGCCCAAATTTTCGGCGTATCTACCCGCCGGGTAGAACAGCTCAAGACTGAGGGCGTGATCGAGGGGCAGGGGAAGCCGACAAAGTACGACTTGCTCCCTACCATCAAGGCGTACATCAAATACCTGGCTGATAAGGCGTATGGCCGAGAGGTCAAAAAGACCACAGCTCAGCTTGAGGAATCCAAACTGCGGGCCGAGGTTGACATCAAAGAGGCCAAGGCCGAGGCTGCAAAGCTGGAGCTCAAAGAGTTACAGGGGAAGATGCACAGAGCGGAGGACGTGGAGGCCATCATGACCGACCACGTCCTTTATCTTCGGTCACTTCTCATGGCTATGCCTGGAAAACTGGCCGTCGATCTGGCGGGGACGCACACTGCATCCGAACAGGCTGACAAGGTCAAGGCCGAGGTGTATTGGATTCTCGAGAACCTGTTCGAATACAAATATGATCCAGAGGCATATAAACAGCGGGTGACACAACGCAGAGGATGGGAGGCTGAGCTGCTCGATGGCGACGAGGACGCGGACCAGGGCCGTTGACCGCACATTCGCAAAGGCATTTGAGCAGTATAGACCACCCGAGCCTCTGACCGTCAGCCAATGGGCCGAGAAATATCGAATCCTCTCCCGGGAGAGTAGCGCCGAGGCTGGCCCTTGGCGCAATGCCCGTACTCCGTACATGGTCGAGCCAATGGATGCGTTCACTAATCCCAAAGTTCGGGAAATTGCCATCGTGGCAATGTCTCAGACGGGCAAGAGCGAAGCAGAGTTGAACATGATAGGCTACATGATCGACCAGGACCCGGGCTCCACTCTGTATATCCAGCCGAACTTGGATGATGCAAAGAAATTTTCCAAGTTGCGTATTGCCCCTATGCTGAGGGATAGCCCACGGCTGCGGAAGAAAGTTTCCGATGTCAAGGCCAGGGACAGCGGGAATACCGTCTACCAAAAGACGTTCCCCGGTGGGATGCTTACGATTGTAGGCTCCCAAAGCCCCTCCGCCCTGGCATCTACACCTGCTAGATATGTCATCGGTGATGAGATAGACCGCTGGGCCCTGTCTGCTGGCACTGAAGGCGACCCCTGGAGCCTTGCTGCAGCCCGTACCACGACATTTTATAATGCCAAGCTGGTAGGGGTATCTACTCCGACTATCAAGGGGTTCAGCCGCATCGAAAAGTTATTTCTGGCGGGGACCCAAGAATACTGGTGTACACAGTGCCCAGACTGTGGGGAATACTCAAATATAGTTTTCAATGACATCAAGTTTGATTTCGACAGTAAGAAGGACAGACGGAGGACAATATACACCGTCAATAACGTGGGATGGTGTTGCCCAAACTGCGGGACATTGCACTCCGAGCTGGAGATGCGAGGCCAGCCATCAAAATGGATTGCCTCAAACCCGGAGGCAATTGATCGAGGGCGGCGTTCTTTTTGGGTTAACGCCTTTTCTTCTCCGTGGCGCTCGTGGAAAGAAATTTGCATCGGGTTTCTTGAGTCAAAGAATGATCCCGAGCGGCTCAAGGTTTTTTACAATACAGTCCTTGGGTCGCTGTGGGAGGACCGTGGGGACCTCGTGGACGAGGACGAGATGATGGCCCGGCGGGAGGACTACGGGACCCGGGAGGATGGCACCCCCATCGAGCTGCCCAAGGGCGTTCTGGTGCTCACCTGCGGCGTAGATACGCAGGATGACCGACTCGAATATGAGGTGCTGGGGCATGGGCATTGGGGAGAAACCTGGGGCATTAAAAGGGGGATCATCATGGGCGACCCGAATGACGATGAGCCATGGCTCAGGCTGGATGAGGTCATCGACCACCTCTACCTGTTCGAGAATGGGAGAGGGCTGAAAATTGCATTGACATGTGTGGATAGCGGCGGTCATAAAACGCAGTCAGTTTACAATCATTGTAGAGTTCGACAAAACCGCCGTGTTTTTGCCATAAAAGGCCAGGGCGGGGACGGCGTTCCTTATACAAAACCGCCATCCAAGGTTAAAGTCGTGGTCAATGGCCGAGCAATCGGCCAGGCTTGGCTGTATAGCCTGGGGGTTGACGCCGGGAAGGCCACGATCATGGACTCTATCAAGGTCCAAGAGCCCGGGCCCAAATATTGCCATTTCCCAAGGAGAGAGGACGCAGGTTACGACCTGCGTTTTTTCAATGGCTTGCTGTCCGAGAAATTAGTTATGAAGTCCGAGCGAGGCCGCACTCGCTGGGTGTGGGAGAAGTTGCTAGGGCACGAGCGCAACGAGCCACTGGACTGCCGGAATTATGCCCTTGCGGCGTTCCGCATCCTCGATCCTGATCTGGATGCTATCGAGAAGCGCATCCGAGAAATTGATTTATACGGGGCCCCAAAGTCGGAGCCCAAGAAGCCCAAAAAGAGCAGGGTACACCGTAGCCGTGCGGCTGGCGGGGGCTCTGACTGGTAGGAGGTGCAACCATGCCGACAAAAATCACCATTGAGAAGCGCCTGGCGTTCCGCAAGGAAGCGTTGGAGGCTGCACAAAAGGCGTATCTTGCCCTGCTGAATGGGCAGGTCAAGTCGTATGCCATTGGCTCCAGGAACCTAACCCGTTTCGATCTGCCAGAGCTGGCGGAGATCATCGCCAACCTGGAAAACGAGGTGGATTCCCTGGAGACGCAGCTCGCAGGTTGCGGGAAGCGGCGCAAGGCCGTGGGGGTCATTCCCCGAGACTACTGAGGTTGAACGATCTTGGCGGATCTTCAACATAGATTGAGCGGCCCGGGGGCGTCTTATTTCCTCCTCGCCTCCGGGCCCCGACCTATCCTGAAAAGAAGGGAGGGGAAAATTTGAAAAAGGGGAAGTTTTCGGCCCCGCAGGCAAAGGGATATTCCCATGGCGGGGCCAGCTATAGCAAGCGGGCCATGCGTGGCTTCGTGGTGCAGTCTGGAAGCCCATCCGAGGACATTGATGCCAACAACTACACGTTGCGGCAGCGGGCCCGGATTCTCTATCAGTCTGCGCCCATTGCTACGGCGGCACTGAAACGCCAGCGCACCAATATTGTGGGGCCTGGGTTAAGGCTCAAGGCCACCATCGACCGGGATGTCTTGGGGTTCACCCCTGAGCAAGCCGAGGAATGGCAGCGGCACGTACAGCGTGAGTTTGCCCTCTGGGCTGATGATAAGCGTAACTGCGATGCCACAGGGGTAAATAATTTTTACTCCATGCAGCAGCTGGTAGCACTTTCGTGGCCTATGTCTGGAGATGTGTTCGCTCTCATCAAGCGGGGGCGGAGGTCCAGGCTGTGCCCGTATTCCCTGCGGCTGCATCTCATTGAGGCGGATCGAGTTCGCACCCCGGAGGTTGGCGGGGCCTTGCCGTATGGCACAGTCCAGAGCAACCCCCTCTTGACGAATTTGACCGCCGTGAAGCTGAGCAATGGCCATTACATCTACGACGGCGTGGAGGTGGATGCCTCCGGGGCCATCGTGGCGTACCATGTGGCGAATACCTATCCGTTCCAGTACGATGGGGAGCTCACCGAGTTTACCAGGGTAGAGGCATACGGGCGGAGGTCCGGGTTGCCGAACATCCTGCACATCATGGACTCTGAGCGCCCCGAGCAATATCGAGGGGTTCCGTATCTGGCTCAGGTCATCGAGCCGTTACTCCAACTTCGCCGGTACACGGATGCGGAGCTGACGGCGGCGGTCGTGCAGTCGTTTTTCACGGCGTTCGTGACCACGGAGGCTGGCGGGAATGAGATGCCCTATAACGAGGTGGGCAACCCTATGGAGCCTGAGGTCAGCAAAGATCCGAACGAGTACGAGCTTGGGGCCGGGACCATCAACATCCTGGAGCCTGGCGAGGACATCAAGATGGCATCGTCCACCCACCCGAATAGTGGGTTCGATGAATTTGTCCGAGCTCTGTGTGAGCAAATTGGGGCGGCATTGGAGATGCCTGCCGACCTGCTACTTATGTCGTTCAACTCCAGCTATTCCGCCTCTCGTGCGGCCCTGCTGGAGGCATGGAAGGGCTTCCGTATGCGTCGTGAGTGGCTGGCAAATGATTTCTGCCGCCCTGTATACGAGCTGTGGCTCACTGAGGCTGTAGCCTCCGGCAGAGTACAGGCCCCCGGGTTCCTGACCGACCCTCTCATTCGCAAAGCATATTTGCAGTGCGAGTGGATCGGCCCGTCTCAGGGACAGCTTGATCCTACCAAGGAGGTCCAGGCGGCTATTTCTGCCATCGATAACGGCCTCAGTACTCGTGAGGCTGAGGCCATTAAGTTAAATGGTAGCGAGTATGCCTCGAATGTGGACAAACTCAAGGTCGAGAATAGGCTACTGAAAGAGGCCGCTGGAGGTGGTTCCTCGAATGGGAGTCAGCAAGGGCAAATTCCGTTTAATGAATCTCGGAATCAAGACTGGGAAGAAATTTCGCCAGAGGAATCCGAGGACGTGGATGAACAGGAAGGAAGTGAAAACCCGAATGGAAATGAAAACCAAAATGGAAACGAGAATGAAAATGCCAATCAGCCCCGCTCATGGCTGCGGTCCTTACAGCATCGCTTTGGTTGGGGAGGATGAGGCTGAAATCAACATGTATGGCGAGGTTCTCAAGAGCCGACCTATTGATTTCTGGACCGGCGAACCCGTCCCTGGCGAGTACATCGTGCAGGATGAGTTCATCCAAGAGCTGGATGGGCTGAAAGAGAAACGGTCCATCTCTATCCACATCCACAGTGTTGGCGGAGATGCTGGCGCTGCTCTGGCGATTTACAACCGGCTGAAAAATCTCGACGCAAAGATCACTACCATCAACGACGGGCTGGCCGCTTCGGCGGGGTCCGTTATTTTTATGGCCGGAGATGAACGCCGGATGAATCCCGGCAGCATCCTCATGGTACATCAGGCATCCATGGTCATTTACGGCATGTGGAACATCCCTGAACTGAAAGCCTACATCAAGATGCTGGACGCCTACAACCGAGCCATGGTCAACGCCTACGCCGAACGGACCGGGCGAGACCCTGGAGAAATCAAGGGGCTTGTGGATCGTGAGACCTGGATGACCGGCCAGGAAGCCGTTGACAACGGGTTTGCCACTGAGCTCATCGAGGCGGATGAGGATACCGACCCCATCTCCATGATGATGAGCCCTGACCGGGCCACGATGATGGTCAACGGGGTCGCCGTGGCTGCGTGTTGTCTTGGGAATATCCCCGACGGCATTCCCACCATGAGCGACGAGGAATGGGCGGAGCTCACCGCCCCCATTGATAGTGTACAACCTGCGCCGCAGGATCGTGCAAATACATCTACGAACGGAGGTACAAACGACATGGAAGAAATCAAAACCATGGAGCAACTCAAATCTGCGTTCCCCGACCTGGTGGCGCAGATGGAAACCGCTGCCAAGGCTGCTGGCCTGTCTGAGGAGCGGGCCCGTATCCAGGGCATCGAGGAAATCGAAGCCGCAATCCAGGATAAGGATCTTGTGGCCGAGGCCAAATACGGCGAGGCTCCCATGAACGCTGAGCAGCTGGCTTTTGCCGCTATGAAGCGTCAGGCGGCTCTGGGCCGTGTGGCCCTTAATGCCATGGAGGAGGACAACAAGGAGAGCGGCGTGGAAAACGTCGAGCCCGGGTCCGCCCCTGATGAGGGCAACGAGAATGAGGACGAGGATAAGCAGGCCGAGAACCTGCTTCTCAAGGCCGTCCAGAAAAGAAAGGAGTGCTGAAAATGGCAAACTACATCGAGACTCTGGGGGCTTGCGAGTATGACAACCTCATTGCTGGCAATACCATCCCCACCCATACCGTGACCGGCACTATCGCATCCGGCCAGGGCAAGCTGGCCCGTGGAACTGTGCTGGCCCTGTCTACCGGGACCTCTGGCACTAACAAGCTGGTGATCCTGGGCACTACTGCCGGTGGCAACGAGACCCTGACCGCCTACGGCATCCTGTGTGATGAGGTGGACGCCACCTCTGCCGATGCTGTGGGCGAAATTTATGTTACCGGCCAGTTCAATACCAACCAGCTGATCGTCAAGGCCGAGTACACCATGACCACTGCGGACGTTCAGGCTCTCAGAGATGGCGGCATCTACATCGAGAATTCCGTCACTCTCCCCGAGCCTGAGGATGCCGACTGAGAAAGGGAGGTATAAATAATGGCACTCGATATCTACAAGACCGCAACCATGCTGGCGGCTGTCCGCCAGATGACCCCTGTTACCTCGTTCCTGCGTGACAGATATTTCCCCACTGGTTCCGGGGATATGTTCCCCACAGAGGAGGTGCTGGTGGAGTTCAAGGACGCTACCGGTAACCGCCTGGCCCCCGTGGTGCTGCCCCGCAAGGGCAATATCATGGTCGAGCGTGAGGGTTACATCACCACTCGCATGACCCCGCCCCTGGTGGCCCCCAGCCGTCCCCTGACCATCGACGATCTGAATAAGAAGGGCTTCGGCGAGGACCTGTTTTCCGACCGCACCCCCGCCGAGCGGCAGGCTGAGATTCTGCTCCAGGACCTGGAGGACTTCGACCGGATGATCACCAACCGGGAGGAATTTATTGCCGCCCAGTGCATCTTCAATAACGGCTACACCCTCAAGCAGTATGCCGACAAGTACGGCGATGATTCCGAGTACATCGAGTACGACATGAAGTTTTACGAGGGCAGCACTAACCCTGCCACTTACACCCCCGGCGTGAAGTGGGATGGTGCAACCTCTGACAAGCTGGCCGACCTGCACCAGATGATTCTGATGCTCACCACCGTGGGCAATGCTGCATCTGATGTGATCCTGGGGTCCGATGCCGCTGATGCTCTGCTGTCCGACGAGAAGATCCAGGTGCTGCTGGATATCCGCCGGTTCGAGCTTGGCGACGTTCGTCCCATGGAACTGCCCCAGGGTGCTGCCCGTCTGGGCCAGCTAAACGTCCGTGGTCGTCTGATGAACCTCATCACCTATGATGGGACCTACATTGACGAGACCACCGGCGAGCAGACCCCCTATATTCCCACCGACAGCATCTGCGTGACCGCCCCCGCCGCTGGCCGTGGGCTGTATGGCGCTGTCACTCAGATTGAGCAGTCCACCGGCGAGTGGGCCACCTACATGGGCCGTCGTGTGCCTCGGTACTGGACCGAAAAGACCTCTCGTGAGCTGACCGTGTCCTGCCGCCCCATGTTTGTGCCCCGCACCAAGAATCCCTTCATCGTCGCCAAAGTCCTGGGGGAATAACGCCCCCTGCGGAATCTGCGGTGATCGGCAGGGGGACAATCGGTTCCGCAAAAATTGATGAGGAGTGATTTCATGGCTTATACACCCACCGAATGGAAGACCGGCGATGTGATTACTGCCGAAAAGATGAACAAGCTCGAACAGGGCGTGCAAAATGAGCAGGTAGGCCCCCAGGGACCTGCCGGGGAAGATGGTGCACCTGGGGCTACCGGTGCCACCGGTGCTGCAGCTGGATTTGGAACGCCTACCGCTACCGTAGACGCTAATACTGGCACCCCATCCGTGACTGTATCTGCATCCGGCCCTGATACCGCTAAGGTATTTTCGTTCGCTTTTAAGAACCTGAAAGGCGCGAAGGGTGATAAGGGTGACACTGGGGACCCTGGCGAGCAGGGTCCTGCTGGCCCCTCTTATATTCTCCCTGCGGCTACTACTAGCGCGCTTGGCGGTGTAAAAATGGCTGCAGCCGTTGCAGACGTAGCAGCCGCACCCACGCAAACTGAATTCAACGCACTGTTAGCTTCGTTGAGAGCCGCCGGGATTCTGGCATCGTCCTAACGAGCAACAAAAGGAGGAAAATTATGCTGGTAAAAATCATCAATGGCGTTTACGGCCATTACACTGAGGGCAAGGTTGTCCGCAAGGACAAGAAGTCTGAGCCGTTCGACCTGGAACCCGACAAAGCAGCCCGACTGGTTTCCAAGGGGGTCGCCGAGTATGTCTATGAGGTTCCTGTGGCCGTTGACGAAGTGGAAGTACCCGACCTGGAGAACATGACTGTCAGTCAGCTCCGAGCAATCGGGAAGCAGATGGGCATCACCTTCAAGGTCGGCACTACAAAGGCAGAGATGGTCGAGGCACTGTCTGCTGAGGCCGTGGAGCCCGAGGAGATTGCAGAGGCCACTGAGCCTGCCCCCGTGTTCGATCCCACCGAGGCGGTGCAGTGATGAGCGGATTTAAGGACCAGGTTTCCGAGGATCGGATGTACGTATTCCTCAACCTGGATTTTTTCGGTGAGATGTTCCGAATCGAGGGGAAGGAAATCCCCATCGTGCTGGACAACGACGAACTGAAAGAACGCCAGGGCGGGCAGGATTTGGCGGTGGCGGAAAGCGCCACCCTTTTTTATGCCCGTGTTGAGGACCTGCCTCGCCGACGAGCGGCAGGGGAGTCTCTGAACGTCAACGGCAGAGAGTGTACCATCGACGATTGGCAGGAGGATATGGGCATTGCCACTGTCACCCTGCGGGAAAACATCGTTGCGTGATGGGAGGGGTTGGAAATGTCCGTAGTCAGCATCCTGGACGATATCACAGTCTGGGCACAAAAGAATATCTGCGACAAGATCCAGCTCAAGGTCCCGCCTGAGGACAATGCTGATGCTGTAGATGGGGGTTACGAGTATCAACTCGTAGCCCCCACTGCATTTCCCCTGTTTGTCCCGGCAAAGGATAAAGTCCCACCCAACGTGATTTCCCCCGTCCCGTCCCTGTGCGTCCGCATCCTGGAGGGCACGGACAGCCTGAGTGGAGGCGGCGGGTCGATGAAGGTTCAATTCATGTTCTCGACGTGGGACGTCGGGCTGCATGGGAAGGACATCTTCCTCCGGCAGGACGATGGGAGTTTTGTCCGATACGGGGATTCCGAGGAGGGTGCTGCATATTTTCGCCGCACTGGTGGCGGATGGCGGGACGCTTGGAATTTCGTGGACATTGCCCTTAGAGCCCTGGAGAGCACCACCGTTCTGGGCGATCTTGAAATCGACAGGGGAGCCAACGTCAAATATGGCCCGCTGTCTGAGCAGGGGAATATCCCTGATTTTTACCCGTTTTGGTTTGCCTGGGTTGAATTCGGGGTTCGTTATCCCATCGTCCGAAACGTGGATGATCTCGAAAAATACCTGTAAAAGGAGCGTGAAAACATGGCATTAGTCTATAAACATGGCACGTATGGCGAGTTTGCTGAGACTGTGGCACGGCCCACTACCCAGTCCGGTACCCTTGCTGTATATGTCGGTACTGCCCCCGTAAACCTCGTGAGAGGTTACGAGGCATACGTTAATGCCCCTGTGTACATGGCGGATTTCAACGCCGCCAAGAGATACATGGGCTACTCTGATAACTGGGCCTCGTTTACCCTGTGCGAGGCGTTCAAGGCTCATTTCGACAACCTGGCCGGGAATGTTGGGCCCATCGTGGCGATTAACGTCCTGGACCCTGCTACTCACAAGAAGGCCGAGGCCACAACGGCCCAGCTCACGTTCGTGAATAAGCGGGCCACCATTTCCAGCGACACCATTATCCTGGACACCCTGGCCCTGGCCGATAAGACTGAGGGGACGGATTATTCCGTCGATTATGATTTCAACCAGAAGCAGGTCATCATCACGGACATTGGTACCACCCCCATCAGCGAGGCGGTCCAGGCCACTTATAACGAGGTAGATGTTTCCGCCATCGACGAGGATGACATCATCGGTGGCGTGACTACTGGCGGAGTGCATACCGGCCTGGGCTGCATCGCCCTGACCTACCAGAAGTACAACATGATCCCCAACCTGATCGCTGCCCCCGGCTGGTCCGACAACAAGGACGTATACGAGGCTATGATCACCGCCGGTACCAAAATCAACGGCCATTGGGATGCGTTTGTCGTGGCTGACCTTCCCGTCGGTGATGGCACCGACACCGTGGATGAGATCATCACCTGGAAGAACACCAATGGCTATACCAACGAGCGAACCAAGGTTTGCTGGCCCATGGGCGTTGATAGTTCCGGGCGGGTGTTCCACTGTTCCACCCTCACTGTGTGGGCCATGCTGAATACTGACGAATCCAATAACGGCATCCCGATGGAGAGCCCCTCCAACAAGGATGCCTTTATTTCTGCCCAGTATTTCGGCGAGGAGAGCACCAACCAGGGCTTCGACCAGACCAGAGCGAATGACCTGAACGCTGCTGGTATTACTACCATCGTATACTGGGGCGCTCGTTGGGTGGTTTGGGGTCCCCATACCGCCGCCTATAAGTTCGGGGCTGTCACTGATCCCCGGGTGATCTTTGACAACTCCCTGCGGATGATGATGTACATCTCTAACTCGTTCCAGCAGGAATGGGCCACCACCATTGACGAACCCATGACCCGTGCGCTTTCCGACACCATCAAGAACCGGGAGCAGGAAAAGGCGGATGCCTTGGTTGCTGTGGGTGCTCTGATTGGCAAGCCTGTTGTCACCTTCGAAGAGTCCGAGAACAGCACTGCCGAGCTGGTGGAGGGCAACTTCGTTTGGGGATTCGAGGGCACTCCCACCCCGCCCTTCAAGTCTGGCACTCTCCAGGTGGCCTATACCGACGAGGGCTTCGACACCTATTTCGGCGAAGCAGAAGGGGAGGTGTAACAGATGGCATTCGTACCTATTACTGGCCCTATTGTGGCTGATACCGTATACGCTAATAATTCCCTGGTCGCCAAGGACGTGGGCGCTACGTTTCCCGAGGTCACTCCTATCACTGCTGATCTCCAGGTCATGGGCACCCTTTCCCTGCCCGTCTGGCAGTTGCTTGAGGATTTGGAGCTCGCCATCACCAAGATCGGCACTGACATGGGGCTCGCTCGCATGATGATGGCCGAGACTATGAACCTTGAATTCCGGTGGGTGCAGACCTCCACCGACGCCAACGGCGTGACCAAGAATGTGGGCTGCAAAGCCTTTTTCAAGGCCATTCCCAAGGTGCTCCCTGGCGTGGAGTTCGCCGTCGGCGAGGCTTCCGAGAATGAGGCCACCTTCACTGTCCTGCGCTATCAGGTGTTTATCGACGGTCAGGAGGCGTGGCTGATTGACCGGCTGGCGAGCATCGTCCGCATCGCCGGGAACGACTACACTACCAACGTCAATGCCCTGCTGTAAAGGGCTGAGGGCCCCGTATCATTCGTGATGCGGGGCCCCTCTCATCCAAGGAGGAAAACAGATGAAAGAGACACTCGAACTGAGAAAGCCCCTCATCATCAACGGGGCAGAAAAGAAGGAACTAACCTACGACATCGAGGAAATCACCCCGGCCCTGTTCGCCCAGGCGGATGCTCTGAAAAAGCAGGCTGCGGGCCAGAAAAGTGTGGCGGTCACCCCTGCTGTGGAGTTCGACTTCGCTCTCCATATCTTCCTGGGATTCGCCGCCATCATTGCCATTAACCCTGAAATCACGTTCGAGGACCTTGATCGAATGAAGGGCTTCGACCTTATGACCGTAAATGCAATCGGGAGAAATTTTACGTTGAAAGTGGAGGGGTCTCAGGAAAGCAACTCCGACACATGCTCCGAGACTACTCCCGAGCCTTCCACTGCAGCGTTACCGAGCTCGAACGACGGCCAGTAATTGAATTTCTGGCCGAGTACGAGGAAGCGGCCGAGGAACAGCAAAAAGAACAGGCCAAGTATAAAAAGAGCCAAAAGCATATTCCAAAGCCACATAAACCACATAGAGGAAGGAGGCATTAAGGTTTGGCTGGCAAAGAGTTAGATGCCGCAATTCGCATTGCCGGTGAAATTGATAAGTCTCTAAAATCTGCCGTAAAAGGTATTGCCGACCAGATGGACGCGCTGGAAAAAGCTGCCAATAATGCGCAAGGATCTTCTGCCGACCTTGAGAAATCCATCCGACAGCAGAGCAAAGCCCTAAAGGCTGCGCAGTCTCAGTATGCCTCTTATGTCCTTAATGGTGACGAGGCTTCCCAAGAGGCACAAGACCTGGCAAATAAAATCCGTAGTCTATCCAAAGACCTGAATAAGAATAAAACTGCCCTCGGCAACGCCGAGAAAGCGGCACAGCAGTTAGCTGATAGTTACGACGATAACGGGAAGAAAAGCAAGACCTTTGGAGAACGTCTAAAAGGGCTTGATGATTCCGCCAAACAGGCCAAAGATGGGTTGGACATGATGAAAAGCTCTGTTGCTGGTTTGGCCTCTGGTGCTGTTCTTGGAACGCTTATCGGCAAAGCAAAAGAGGCTGCGTCCGCAATCTTCGATCTATCTGAATCTACGAGAGATTTCAGATCGCAAATGGGGTCAACTAAAACCACATTTGAACAAGCAGGACTTAGTAGTGAGATGGCCGAGGATGCTTTTGTCCGCTTGTATGGAGTAATTGGAGAAGAAGATAGAGCGCTTGAAACAGCCACCGGTATATCCCATATGATTAAAAATCAGGAGGATTTAGATAAGTGGGTAACCATTGCTACTGGCACCTGGGCTATGTACAACGACCAACTTCCAATCGAAAGTTTGGCAGAGGCTGCAAATGAAACCGCTAAGACGGGGAAAGTGACTGGGACAATGGCCGATGCTCTGAACTGGAACAGCAAGGCAGCTCAAATGTTTTCCCAGTATATGAGCGATGATGTGGTCACTGCCGAAGATGCTTTCAACAAGGCTCTGGAGAAATGCACAACTGAGCAAGAACGACAAGCATTAGTTACTGATACTTTGGCCGCACTGCAAGGGGATTCTGCTGCAATGTATAGATTGCAGAATGAGGGGCTGATATCCGCAAATGAAGCAGCCGGAGAGTATTTGCTTACACAATCGGAACTTGGCGCAACTATGGATCCATTGAATCAAGCGTGGACAGAGCTAAAGACCACCCTAGCCCAAGCCCTCGCCCCAGCCCTTGAGACTGTGGCGGGAGTGCTGCAAAAAGTCATTGGCTGGATGCAGGAGCATCCTGCTGTGGTGCAGGCTGTTGTGGTAGCCCTTGGGATCCTGGCGGCTATTATTACCGTAGTAACCATTGCTGTGACAATTTACACTGCGGTGCAGATGGCGCTCAATTTCGCATTGCTTCCTGTTATCGGAATAATCCTTGCTATTGTCGCGGCGATTGCCGTCGTTATTGCTGTTGTTATAGCAGTAAAAACGCATTGGGAGCAGATTAAACAGGTGGCTATCAATGTGTGGAACACGATTTTAAATGTAATCACCACCGTAGTAACTGCCGTATGGAATGTTATCGTTACGATTTGGAGTGCCATCGTTAGCGTTGTCACCACCATCTGGAATGCCATTGTAACGGCTGTATCCACTGCTGTAAATGCTGTGGTAAGTGTGGTTACGTCTGTTTGGAATGGCCTGGTCAGCATCGTCAGCTCTATTTGGAACGGCATCCTTAGTGTATTGCAGGGAATTTGGAATGCCATCACCTCTGCGGCGAGTGCGTTTGCAAACTGGGTCGTGAGCGGCATTTCTGCCGTGTGGAGCGGCCTTACTAGCATCCTGACGGCTCCGTTCCGAGCTCTTGGCGGGATTATTGACGCGGTCAAGAGCAAGATTTCCGGATTCATCAGCAAGGTTAAGGGCATCGGTTCCTCTATCGCCGGGGCTATCGGGCTTCCCGGATTTGCCAAGGGCGGCTTTACCGACGGTATCTCTATCGCTGGTGAGGCTGGCACCGAGGCTGTCATTTCGTTCGACCCGAGATACCGGGCCGACAACCTGAAATACTGGGCCCAGGCTGGCCGGATGTTGGGGGCGGATGCTTCCGACTTCGTCCTGTCTGGCGGGGGCGGTACAACTGTCAATACCGTCGCCATTGACAACATCTCTTTTGCCCCGAACATCACCTTCAATGGGGATACGGACAGGGAGAGTGTTGTTGATGCAATCCGGGAAGAATACCCCGAGTTTTTGGATATGCTTGAGGAGTGGTTTGCTGAAAGGGGCGTGACAACGTATGCCTGAGATCACCGGATACCAGACAATCCGCACCATTGAGGGGGATACGTTCGACAAGCTGGCCCTGGAGTTTTACAACGACGAGAAACAGGCGGCGTGGATTATCCGGTCGAACCTGGATTACTGCGACGTGCTGATTTTTGGGGCCGGGAAAACGCTGAAAATCCCTATTCTCAAAAATGTAGGATTGCCTGAGACTTTGCCCCCATGGAGGCGAGCGACATGATATCTGTTATCTATGAGGGCGTGGACATCTCTAACAGCGTTGCCATAGACAGGTGTTGGCACGATATGTATGCAGGAGGGCAGGCTGATAGCCTCCATATCAGGCTCAATGATGCTGGAAATCTGTGGGACACATGGCAACCACAAATTGGGGACACTATCGCGGTTGAATACGGGTCGGCTCGAACCGGGAATATGTTCGTGTCAAATGTGATCCCGGAGAATGGGATGTACTCTATCACTGCATCGGCAGCTCCTGGGTCAGCATTTGACAAGTCATCCAAAGCGTGGCAAAAGGTTCGTCTGCTCCAGATGGGGCAGGAAATCGCCGGGAAGCACGGCCTTTTATTCCAATCGTATGGAGTAACCGATCAACTTTATGAGTATATCCTACAGGCCCAGCAATCCGACCTCGAATTTCTGGCCCATCGTGCGGCCTTAGAGGGATGCGCTATCGTTGTCTATGATGGATCTATCATCATGTACTATGAGCCTGATATGGAGGAGCAAGCTGCGACGCAAACAATCACGCTTGCCCTTGACACGAAGTACTCGTATAAGGACATGAGAAAGCGCCTTTACGGTTCGTGTCAAGTCAAAATGGGGGATTACTCTGGAGAATTCAATGCCGGAAATGGTGTTGACCGTGTATTCATCCCTCGGGAAAGTATCATTGTTGGAAGCAATTCCGAAGCAACCCGCTTTGCGAAGAATCTACTTCGCAGGGAAAACAAAGCCGGGATGACCGGAACCATTCAGCTTCCTATCTTGATTCAATATGCTGCTGGTAGCGTTACGAATATGGTCAATTCCAGGGAACCATCGTGGGACGGCCCGATATTCATTACTCACATTCGAAACCACTACGACACGGGGAAATGCAAGCTGTTTTTCCGAAAACCTCTGGAGGGATATTGATGGCAAACATGGAGACAACCAATACCTATATCACACAAGGGAAGGTTTCCGCCGTGATGAGCAAAACTAAAGCCACGGTGGTGCCCATGTTCTCCGACAACCCAGTGTCTATTGAATTGGTTATCCCGTGGTACCTATGGGAGTGCCTAACTGTCGGGATGAAAGTAATTTACTCCCAATTCCCGGACAATACCGGGATCATTCTCGGGCGGATGGATGGAGAATGGAACCACAAAATTTGGGATGGTGTGGAAATTGTGACCGGGGATGTAGACATTACATCTGGAGACATGACTACTAGTGTTGTCCCGAGCTATAACGGGCACACCCACACGTGCCCAGATGGAACAACCAGTGGACCGCATTGATAGGAGGCGAGTAAATGGCTGTTACTGTACAATGGGGTCCCAAGTCGTTTGTCGTTAGCCCTGGGCAGGTAGTCCCCGTTCGTGACCTTACCACCGGATACTCCCGAAAATCGGAGACGAACAACGACACATCCGGGCAACCGACCACAAACACTACTGGCCTGGAACTGCAACAGGTAAAATTCTCCACTACCTACATGATTGCGGCAGGGGTGGATCCTATTACCGAAATTGCCGACTGGAAGTCGCATTTTGGGAAACAGTATCCTCTGATCCTGAACGGTCAGCAATTCGGGCCGGACCTTATGGAACTGGTGAGCGTGGATTTCTCGAACCTCAAACTAGATAATAATGGCCGTATCCTGTCCATGGATGCGGCTATTTCATTTGAGGAATTCGTGCCCCAGACTACCAGCGTTGACCAGAAAAAGGAACAGCAGCAATCCGATGCTGGCACTGCTGAGGGAGCTATGTCTGCCGCACCTTCCACAGCAGAAAAAGCGGCCAAGAAAGAAACACCTGCACGGTAAAAAGGAGGGGTGTACCCATGCTGGCAAGTGGAAACGGAAAAAAACAGACATGTGTCCAAAACCTGCTTTTAATTGTACGTGGCGAGGTGTGTTTTGACCGCATTCGTGGGTTAGACCCACGGATTATTGACCGCCCCTCTGCTAGGGGGGCGGATGAAGCGCGGCGAGATGCGCTATGGACACTGAAAACCTATGAGCCACGGGCTGTGGTTGAGAATGTCCAGGTCATGCAGGAAAGCGCTGAAAATGGTAATTTCCAGGTGACTGCAAACATCCGATGAGAAGGGAGGTAGAACGATGGCTGATTTTGATTTTGTTACCACTGATGCGGCGGAGATTTACAACACCGTAATTCAGAGCCTTATGGATGAGGTGAACGAACCTTTATACCCTGGTGATGAGCGCCGAATCTTCGGCGAGGCTGTGGTGGCTGTCATGGTTGCTATGTACAACCTATTCAATGATCGAGCAAAACAGAGAACCTTGCAATATGCTAGGGGAGAGGTGCTTGATGCACTCGGAGAGCGAATGAATGTCACTCGAGCGGAACCTTCCCACGCTCATGCCACGTTCCGTTTCTCGGTGCAGACCGCCCAGACTGAGAACATCATCATTGATGAGGGAACCAGAATCACCCCGGATGGTGTCGTGTATTTTGCTACAGATACCATCGCCGTGCTCCAGGCAGGACAAACCTATGTTGACGTAGAGGCTACATGCTCCGAGGGCGGCTCTGGATACAACGGCTATGCTGCGGGAACGATTACAACCTTAGTTGACCTTATCCCGTATATCTCTGAGGTGAAAAATACCACAATCACCACCGGCGGAGACGATGGCGAGCCCTACACCGAGGACGGGGACGGCCGGTTCCGCGAGCGTATCCGACTGGCCCCGGCACAGCTTTCCACGGCTGGCCCTGAAAGTGCATACCGGTATTGGGCATTGACTGCTGACCCGGATATCATCGACGTAGCGATTGATAGCCCAGATGCGAATATCATCAATATCTATCCTTTGATGACCGGCGGAGCCATCCCGGACGAGGAGACGCTACAAAAAGTGGAGGATACGTGCTCCGCAGATGATGTGCGTCCCATGACTGACGTTGTCACGGCAATTGCTCCAACTCAGGTATCTTACGACATCGAACTGAAATACTACTGCACCCAAGAGAATGAGGCGGACACCATCAAAGCTGTGGAGGGTGAAGGCGGTGCCATAGATAGATACAACGAGTGGCAGTGCACGGCTCTGGGGAGAGACATTAACCCTGATCAACTGCGTAAGCTGGTGCTCTGCCCTGATTGGGACAGTACCCTCGTTGGGGCTGATAGGGTAGAGGTAACAAAGCCCGTATTCACGTCTCTGAGTGCGTCTCAGGTTGCAAAATTCTCCGGAACCATGATCATAACACACGAGGTGGTGAGCGGATGAGCACTGGAGAGATGCGTCTACGCAACATGGAGTTCGAGCGGCTACTCCCACAATTTATGCGTGGAGATCTTGCCGTTCTAGGTTTGTCCCATGGTTTAGATAAGATTGTTCGGCCTGAGAGCGACAGATTCAAAATGTTGAGCACATGGGACCAAATCGACAACCTAAGCGAAGAAGAGCTCGATGCCTTATCCTGGGAACTCAACACCCGCTGGTATGACAAGGACGCCGATATCAGGGTGAAGCGTGATCTTTTAAAGAACAGCGACAAGGTTTATATGCACCTGGGAACAAAATGGGCCGTAGAGAATGTCATTTCCGCTGTATTCGGAGAGGGCTACATCAAAGAATGGTTTGAGTATGACGGGACACCTGGGTATTTCCGGGTATACTCTACCAACCCCAATATCACGGATAGCCTGCTCACCAAGTTTATGAGCATCCTAAACAAGGTAAAACGCCACAGTTCGAAATTGGAGGGCATTTTTATTACCCTAACAGGGGAGATGCACCTAGCTGCGGGCTGGGGATTTTTTGAGGCTACCAATGAGACGTATGCCATCGGGGCGACACCCCCGGAGGAAGATTCTACAGAGGGAGGTACGACCGAATGAGTGCATTCGTTGACAATGTAATCACAGATGCCGGCAGGGCATTGCTGGCACAGGTTCAGGCTGGGGCTACATTCACGCCGACTAAGATTGTTATGGGTAGCGGATATCTGCCTAGCGGAACCACATCCCGAACTCTAACTGATGTGGTTTCCCCAGAGAAAACCTTGAGTATTTCCAAAAAAGAGCTTGGACCAGACAGCACATTCATTGTTGGTGGCGTGTACAGCAACCAGGACGTGAGCGAAGGATTTTACTGGAGAGAACTGGGCTTATATGCCAAAGCCGTTCCAGCTGGAGGATCTGCCGATAGCGTGGACGAAGTCCTCTATTCCTACGGTAACGCCGGAGATACCGCAGACCTTATGGCAGCGTACACGTCCGGGAACGCTGTAGAGCGGCAAATCAACCTGATTACTTATATTGGGAATGATACAAATGTTGATCTTAGTATCGAAAGCAGCGTTTACGTTACCGTAGAAATGATCAACAAGCCAAATGGGGTTCCTGGCTTGGATGGTGGTGGGCATATTGACATCACTGTGCTACCGCCAGAAATCACCAACATACTAGGCGGCGGCTTTGTCGAAATGCCTGAATCGCTCCCTGTCGGTGATAGAAAGGAACACACGCTGTACGGGCTGATCCTGGTGGACTTTGAGGGGGAATGAGGGCGAGCGTTTGGAAAGGCACACGTTTCCAGACACGCCGTCCTGCGGATATTGTCCGTTTGAGGCGGACGAGACGTAGGACTGGAATGTTCCTTTGGACAACGGGAGGCTGAAATTATTACCATTAACGGAGGCGTGTTCCCCATCATAACTATAGGAAACACCGGTAGCGTTATACACGAATGTGCTTACAGTCCCTGTCATCTCATGCAGTTCGCCCCCCCCGCCAGCAGACCCGCCAGCATATACGTTAGGAGGAAACTCTATGTCTCCAACCTCATCAGGAGAATTTATTTCTATTTTCTGCGGGTTTACTAGAACTATATCATCCCATGCGCCGGGCCTTGGTTGTATTTGAATTTCTGTAGAATAGTATACATCACATGGTGGAGTCCCAATACTTTTACCAACTTTGATTCCTATTTCTAGGGTCCGCGTTACGTTACACCTTTCCCAAACAAATCTATTAGCCAAAAAATCACGCCCTTTCTAAGATTCAAAGGAGGTTGATGTAATTTGAGTACACGTTATGTGTGGGGGAAATACAATTTAAGATACAGTACAACTAGAGGCTATGGTAATTTTGACCATACAATTGAAGAGATAACAAACAATAATATAACAAAAACTCTATATTATGCCACTAGCACGAGATTTTCCGGGAATACGCTCTCTCTCGTTGATCCAAGTTCTATAACATTAAATGCTGTAAATAATGGTATAAGGAATCCTTGGATCCCTGAAAGCGGCTTGTATGTTATGGTCGGAAAATCATCTTTTTCATTTACGTATGACGGAACAAGCGTTGTAGACTATAGCTGCTTCATTACTGGGAATAACAGCAAAGTATACGTGGAAAGAGACAGCCCAAGTTCAGGACAACATACTGTATGGTTTGCAAATTGTGACAACTACGGAATATATTGCAGTAAAACCCTCCAGGGCTACGCCTCGTCCGCCAACAGCGGACAATATCCGGCGGACGGCGTGTCTGGAAACGTCTGGTATACCAAACAAGGCAGTGACAACATTGACGCCTCCGCAGTCTCCATCCCCAGCACCATCATGGGCGGGACGCAGATCACCATCACCGTTACCCCGGGCTCTGGCAAGGTCTACGCTGGCACTGTCAGCTACATCTACCAGGTCAAACTTGGCTCTGGATCCTGGACCACCATCGCCACCACAACTGCCACCACCCGGACCTACACCGTGCCCTACGGCACCGAGAGCATCCAGGTGCGGGTGCAGGCGAAGGATGATATCGGGTTCACCAGTTCCGACTATGCCACCTCCAGCGCCGTCACCGTCATCAACAACCAGCCTCCCACGGCCCCCGGAAGTATCGAGGTCACCAACGTCGTGAGCGGCCAGCAGTGTACCATCACCATCACTGCCGCCACCGACCCCGACGGCACGGTGGAGAGTTACATCTATGAGAGGTCCGTGGATGGCTCGGCATGGGAGCAGATCGCCAATGTCAACGCCCTCACCCACAACGACACCATCAATGCTGAGTGGGGCACCGTGGCATACCGGGCAAAAGCGGTGGATGATGACGGGGACTCCGGCCCTTACGTCACCAGCCAAACCAGCGTGGTCAACTCCGGTTGGGTGATTATCTCCGGGCCCGCCAACGACATGGGAGACAAGCCCGCCCCCTTCGAGTTTGAGCTCTCCGTGTCCATCTCTGGCCAGGAGACCAGCGACAACATCACCGTTGACATTACCCTGGACGGGCAGAGCGTGTACTCCCAGGCCGTGGCACCCAACACGCCCATCTCCATTGATGTGGACACCCGCACCATGCGCGCCGGCTCCCACTCGTTCGCCGTGGCCGCTACCTGCGACACCTACGTCCCCGCCTCCGGAGAATACACCTTTAACGTGCCAGAGATCACCATCCCCGACGGGGGCCGCATGGACCAGCTGGAGGGGCAGGACGGCAACGTGATTTTCCCAATCACCCTGGCCCGGGCCGTTGCTGGCCTGGAGAACTACGGCGTGGAGAGTAAAGTGCACCCCGGGGCCTACACCGGAACCGGCACCTACGGCACTAACAACCCCAACACCCTGGAATTCGAGTTCGAGCCCAAGATGGTGCTGATCCAGGGCACCGCAGGGCGGGTTGCCATCCTCATCAAGCCCTCCGGAGTAGGCGTGAGCATCGGCCCCAACGAGAGCACCACCCTCAATGTAACCTGGCAGGGCAAGACCGTGTCCTGGTACAACGCCCTCAACGCCGCAAACCAGATGAACACCGAGAACGAGATCTACAGCTACACCGCATTCGGCTGAGATAGGAGGGAAACGCCGTGAAAATCATCCGCAAAACCCCGGCAGAAAACGGGGCATATCCTCCCCTGCAAGATTGGGGGGGAATCGTGCCCCCCTCCGGGTACAACGCCTGGCCGGACGGCCTGGAGGTGGAGACTTTCCAAGCGCACAACGGGTTCATCGTGCCCGTAGTGGTGCGCTCCATCGTCCAAAGCTATACGGCAAACACCGAGGCATGGGAGGCCTGGAAAGCCTCCCTGCCGCCTGAGCCCGGGCCCCAGGTGAGCGACACCGAGGTGCTCAATACATTGCTGGGGGTGTGACAAATGGACAACAGACTGCAAGCAGCGGAGCAGCTGAGAAAGGCGCTTCAGATTTTCGCCGCCACCCTGACCAACGAACAGGCCATGGCGGTGGCCACCGTGTACCCCGCATGGGCCGCAGGAACGCCCTACACGGCAGGGGACATCGTGTCCTATGGTGTAAACGGGGTGGGCGATCCGCAACTCTACAAGGTCGCCCAGGCCCACGTGAGCCAGGACATTTACCCGCCCGGGGCTGGCACCGAGAGCCTGTACACAGCGTTCGGCCTGGACGATGCCGGGTATCCCATCTGGGCACAGCCCTCCGGGGCCCACGATGCCTACAGCAAGGGAGACGTGGTCAACTACAACGGCACCCTGTACGAGAGCCTGATCGACGGCAACGTGTGGTCGCCGGACGTATACCCCACCGGCTGGAAAACCTACGGAGAGGCACCGGAGCCCGAGCCCGGCCCTGAGACCTATCCAGAGTGGGTACAACCCACCGGAGCGCACGACGCCTACAGCAAAGGCGACCGTGTGACCTACCAGGGTAAGGTGTACGAATCCACCATCGACAGCAACGTCTGGAGCCCCGACACATATCCCCAGGGGTGGAAGGAAATCACCGAGTAACAATATCCGGGAGGGATGGCAATGGAATGGGAGGTAGTGGGGGTTATCGTGGTCCTGGTCGGCCTGATCGCCACGATAACCGGACCGATGATCAAGCTGAACAGCACCCTGACACGGCTCACGGAAAAGGTCGATAATTTTACCACCGGCCTGGAGGAATTCAAGGGGCGGTATAAGGACCAGCTCAAAGAGTTCAAGGAGGTTCACGATGATATCTACGATAAAGTCGGAGACCATGAGCACCGGATCACCGTGCTAGAGAAGAAAGACAAAACCGAAAAGTAAGGCGCTTTTCTAACTGTGCTTAGAAAAATTTGCATCTATTTTGCATCTATTTTGCATCTATTTTGAAAAAAGGGGTGATATTTTTGGAAATCGTGAAGAAAACCTCGACAGTCCACACATCGAGCTACGCCGGGAGGCCCATCGAGTACCTGGTGATCCACTATACCGCCGGGAGCACATCCCGGAGTGGTACCGCCAGAAACACGGCTGCAATGTTCGCCAACCCGGACAACCGGGCGGCATCCGCTGATTTTATCGTGGACGATGCCGAGTGCGTACAGTACAACCCGGACATCCGCAACCGCTACACCTATGCCGTGGGCGGAGGGTTGCAGGGCAATCCCGGGGGTGGCAAGTACTATGGCAAGTGCAAAAACGCCAATAGCATCAGCATCGAGATTTGCTCCAGCAGCACAAACAACGACCTGCGCTACCCCAACACCAAAAACTGGTATTTCACGGACGCCGTCCTGGACAACGCCGTGTGGCTGGCAAAGAAGCTCCTGGCGGAGTACAATATCCCCGCCGACCACCTGATCCGGCACTACGACGTGAACCAGAAACTCTGTCCCGGCATCATCGGCTGGAACAAAGAATCCGGCAGTGAAGCCAAGTGGGAGGCGTTCCGAGCCCGGGTGCTAGCGGACACCCCCACCGTAGACGTAAGCTACACCGCCCGAGTAACCGCCCACGACGGCCTGAACTGCCGCACGGCACCCATCAGCGGGTCTGTGGTACTCACCTACCCCTACGACACCCTGCTCACCATCACTGAGGAGCAGGGCGGCTGGGGCTACACCGGCGCAGGGTGGGTATCCCTGGCCTACACCACAAAGGAGGATGATGAAGATATGGATATCAGCAACCTGACGAACGAGCAGGCGTACCAGATTTACCAGAAAGCAATCCAGTACATGCTGACTCTCCCCGAGCCTGACTGGTCTAAGGCCGAGGGCCACTGGCAGCGGGCAACCTCCAAGGGCGTCGTGAACGGCGAGGACCCCGAGGGCCCCATGAAGCGGGATGAAACCATCGCCGTTTTGGGTCGTCTTGGCCTGGTGTGAGCCATGGGCGGCAAGCGGAAAAAGAAAAACCCCATCCTTGCGCACCTGGCCTCCCTGGGCTTCACCAACCGGCTGGCCCTGTACATCATCCTATTCCTGGCCCTGGGCCTTGCAGGGGGCTTTTACCTGGCCATCCGGAGCATCCAAACCGGCTACACCGGCTCGTTGATGTGCTGGACCATCGTATTCACCCCCATCGGCACGGCCTGCTCCGTGGTATTGTCTCGAATCGTAGACAAAAACCGGGACGAAAACACCAGCTCCACCGGGGAGGGCATCGTGTATGCAGCCGCCAAGGCCCAGGAATTCCGCAGAGATACAACCACCCCGACCATCTGATATAGGAGGAACACCCCATGGATTTATCCGTAATCATTGCCATCGTCGGCGCCCTCGTGGCCCTGACGAACATTATCACCGAGGTGATTAAAAAGGTCACCTGGGACAAGCTGCCCACCAACGTGCTGGCCCTCATCGTCTCCGAGGCCCTCACCATCGCCGCAGGCATCGCCTACTTCCAGGCGAATGAGATTACCGTCGCCTGGTACGGCTACGTCGCCCTGGTGATCCTGGGCGTCCTGGTGGCCTACGCCGCCATGTTTGGGTTTGATAAACTGAAAGAAATCCTGAACTGGGGGCAGCAAAATGAAAATCAATAATCCAGAGAACCTGCCGGATGAAATCGTCCAGGCAGCCATCAATATGATGGAGCAGGAAGAAGGACGCAAGGTGGTGGAAATCTCCATCCGCCGCACCGGCAACCCCGAGGAATATGGGATCACCCCTGTATTTGAGAAGGTCCCATTCCAGCGCATCCGCCGGATCACCGGCTACCTGGTGGGGACTTTGGATCGTTTCAATGATGCGAAACGAGCCGAAGTTGAGGACCGAGTGAAACATACGACCTGATATACACCCCCTGTTGAGTAGATACTTGGCAGGGGGTTCTTTTTATACCCAAAATGCTTAAGGGAACCATGCCAAATTTCGTTAAGATACACTCGAAATACACACTACGACCTAAAAGCCCAATAATATCAAGGTTTCTGACGGTCTTGACTAAAAAGGCCAATTTCCGGTATAATACAGTTTGGTACCTGGAATGGGTGCCTTTGCGGAAGAAACCAAACATCGAGGTGT